CCAATCTTTAGGGCCCTCACCTTTCGTACACTTATGGCGTAGCCTGTAAGGTTGGCCGGAGGCCATACCAACACAAATTTTATAAGGAATTTTATTCATGTACCTTTTGAAACGACGACATTTTATATTGTGTTGGGCCATACCTCTCTATAGAAATAAACTGTAAGTAACCTCATCAAAACCACTTTTCACTGGATGAGTGATTCGACTGAATGTCATATTCGGGGTGTGGCCTTTAAGGATCTTCCAACTCTCCAAGGCGCACCTTGGTGTGGGCGGTGTGAAGCCTCTGTCAGAATGGCCCAAGGGCTCCGGACCTACCTCGACCAAGGCGACCCTCCACCCATTGATGGCTTGGTGGAAAGTGACATTTACATCCGGGCCCAATGTCCCAAGTGCATCTTTGCATCGGATTTTACACGACGTCTAGCAGGAAAAATTTGTCAAGCAGAAGGAAAGGATATTGAAGAGGCCTTGAGCTCCATTGATGCCTGATTGAAGTAGTATTTTTTTATTGAAGTTTCAAAAGATCTTCCTTTTGCAAGTCGAGACACTCGGCGACTGCCCAGTCGGTCAACCTCTCATAGGCTTCTGTCGGAGAAGCCCAATCCACATTGGTCATGGGTTGAGCTTGGCATTTTTTCTTCCATTTTTTCCTGTGGGATTTCACCTTGGCAAGTGACTCGGCGACCCATGTTTTCAGTGCCTTGGGACCTTGAAGGACATAGCGTTCAGCTGCTTCAGCTGTCAAATCACAGGTTTTAATCACCTCACGATCACAACACGATGTACCGCATTCTTCATCGAATTCTTCTTTAATAAAATGTTTGATTGCCCCCAAGCGCTTTGCATAGGCTTTACTCGTCGTCCCTCTTAGTCTGTCTTTTAATAGGAGAAATTGTAAGACTACCCTGAGTTTTTGGCGTTCAAGACGTAATTCCGCCAGTACTTGTTTCTTCAGGGCAGGATTCCCACGGTTGGCCTTCCACAGGCCGACCAACTTTTCATTACAAGGTAAAAGAGTGTCAAGGGAATAAGACATTTTTTATTTTAGAATGAGATTCTTTAATTGTCAATCTTGGCGTATTTGTCAAGAACTTGTGCCACCAAGGTGGCTTCATCCTCCACATCTTTCGGTGTAGAGTTTTGGGAATCAAGTGGTTGAGACCCCAGCGGGAAATCCTGAAAAATTTCTATGCGTGTCCTTGAAATCCGTCGATAGGGGATTTCTTCAGCAAGTTGACGATTGCGCTGAGACACACGTATTCCAATCTCCTTCCAACGTTTCAACAAGTAGTCCACATAACACGCAAAGGGTGACTTGCGTTTGAGGATGCAGGCCACACGGTCTTTCCATGTCGGGACTTTCCACTGGACTCCATGGCGTCTTACCACAACAAGAAGGTTGTGGACCAAATCCTTTTCGATGCATAAAAAGGAATTGTCGGACAAGACGGGAGAGGAGTAGGTCGAGATTTCCTCGGTCTCTTGGCGCTTTCCTTGGTCGCTAAAGCGCCACCGGGTAATGGAGATTTTGCTGGGAGTCATGGGAGGCGTTGAGGGAGAGACGCGAGGTTGCAGGGTGGATGGCTTGGGAGTAGTTGGTTGTGAGTTGGTGGTTGGGGTCAAGATGGCCATGATTACATTCCGGGGAAGTGCGTTTTATTTGTGGAAAAGAGAATCTTTGAGGGCTGATGAACCGATGATTCCAAAGCGTAGAAAGTTCCATTAGATCTTGTCCCCCTGTCAAGGCCTGGTGAAGGGCAGTGAGGATGTCACGGTAACGTGGCTGGACGGTGGAGGGAGTCTCGAGCCATCGACCAAGGGCTTGAGATGTAAAGGCTCCATGAAATCCGTGGGCAAGTCCTTATGAGCGATTGAGAATCTCACGAGGCTCGCTCAGGTTTTTTCCCAAATAAATTTTTCTCCTTCAAAAGTATCACTTTATAATTGCTCCACTCTCCCATGGTCCAAGTCTTGACCTTTTCCATTGACGATCCTTCGTGGAGTCTCATTAATGTTTCTCAAAAAACAATTCAAGCCTATGGCAAAAAATACATGATTCTCAAGGTCGGAGAGACTCAGAGTTTTGTCGTCTTTGACATGGTGGGTCCTGATGACGAGGAAGACGACGGCCCTTTCTACATTCCGTCGTCTTTCCCCTTTATGCTTCCCCTCTACAGGTCACCCTCCCTCTACGTCGCCAAGGCCAAGGTGTCGGCCCGTGTCCCCACAGGGTGGATTTCAGACAAGAAGCTTGCATGGAAAAACATGCGGCTCGTGTCTGTTGCAGAGGATGACATCCAGTCCATTCAGGCCCAATGGCAAGGCCTCTCCATCCGTGAAGCCATGCAACGGGTGCTTGAACACGACTGGAAGAAAACTGTCCTTGAGCGGAAGGAAGATGATTTGATTGGTATCAACATTGTTGAAACCCTTGACGATGAACTGGAAAAGAAGGAAGGGTTTGGGGATGAGGAAGAAGCTGGTGGGCGCGAAGAGACGATTGATGATTGGCTTGAAGAAGAGTTGGACAATGAGGTTGACGGGGAGGGTGACGACCTTGACGATGATGGTGATGAGGATGAGGAGGACCCTGAAGAGGGTGAGGAAGATGGAGGGATTGGAGACATTGACGCAGAAATGGCAATTGAGGATGGAGCCGACTCAGAAGACGGGTTTGAGGACGAGGATTGAGAAAAAGGTGTTTGGTTTTTCTGATTTTTCTTTTTACCACCACGGTAAAGCCTTAAACGAAATCATGTCAGGGCAAGAGATATGGGCCCATCCCCACTTGGCCTGGTCCTTCTTGGCATGGATCTCACGGGAACCATGGCCCCTCGTCATGACTGATGGTCCCCTATGTTCTATCCGGTCCGAGGGTAGATCCCTTGAAATCTTTAAAGAGACAGGTGGGGAAAGGGTCTGGGGTGTCTTTCCAAAATCCTTCCATGCCATCCATCCACTTGGTTATGGTCTGGTCTACTCGAGTCGTTTTGGTGGAACATCGTTTGTTCCCATCCCATCCTACTTTGTTCAAAAGTACATTCGCTACTACATCTTACCCCACTCCTTTCCACCCACCAAGGGTGACGACTTTTTGTTGGATCTTATCATGGACTATCTTGGAGACCTCGACGGACCGCCCAAACCTGAAGCTTTTGAATTTACTCTTTTTGATCCACAGCCCATTGCCTTTCCAGACCCACCACCCAGCCGCCCCGTCTTTCCCACTTTGGATATTACCACCTTTGCATGCAGTTGTATTGACGAACCAGAAGAAATTTACGCATCTTCGGATGAGGACTATGACGAACCAGAAGAAATTTACGCATCTTCGGATGAGGACTATGACGAACCAGAAGAAATTTACACATCTTCGGATGAGGACTGAATAAAAAGAAAATTGAAAACCCTCGAGTTTGAAAATCTTTATTCCAATTCTAACCTCACAAACAAAAAGATGTCTGCACCTGTTGCAAAACCTGCCAAGGAAGATGAGACAAAATCGTCCCCACCTGAAACTCCTGTAACGACAACTACCACTAGCCTCACTGTGCCAGTCGCATGGGATGCCAAGCGCCTAGGCGAACTTGTGGACCGTCAGTGCTTTGGTGAGCTCGTGACCAATGATGTCCTCTACCGTTACTTTGACACGGAACGTCTTTTTGAAGTCGTCGATTGGTCCTACGTCCAAGGCTTCAAAAAGGGTCACGTCCCAATTCTTTACATGTATGTTCGTAACATGATCAAGCACGATCGTGGGATGGTCATGTCGGAAGCCTCCTTTGAACACGCCCTCTTGGCGGTTGTGTTTTTGCTGATGCGAACCATCCAGGATGTGGCTGCATGCAAACGCCTCTATGCCGTCAAGGAAGTGGAGGCTTGCTACACCGTCCTCCGTTCCAAGATGAACTCGTGGCTGGAAAAGTTTCGGGGTCGTCGGTGGCAATCCCTACGCTCCCTCATTGTTTCGTCGCAAAAGCTCAAGCCTGAGACGGGGATCTACCCCTCACCCGCTTGGTGCACCCAATGCTCCGCCAACCGCTTCTCCTCCTCAACGATTTATTTTGGAACACCGTCCCCCGAGTTGATTTCCTCTACCAAGGAGACGGATGACCATGTGAATGCCGTGAGGACCGAGGTGGGCAACGCCTTTTTGTCATGGGCCAAGGAGCGCAAGTGGACCGAATTCTTGACCCAAAACTACCGTGAATTGTCTATCGTATAAACATTTTGTAATCTACTAATTTTACTGTCATTCATAGACCTTTTTTAAGCCAAGCACATCTGCTGGAGGTGGGGATTTTGGGACAAGTCCATTTAAGCCTGTCTCCAAGCGTCGAACAAAAATTTCCTTGGGCACCATTAAAAAATGTCTGACGTTCCTGGTTTCTCCCACCACAAGATCCTCTCCACCCTTGGCAAACAAACCCCTCTGACCCATGCCCTCTTGCAGGCTAAGCGTGGAGGTGGCGAGTGTGGCTCCGTTGTGGCCATTGTCGTCCTTGTTCTCATTGGGTTTGTTGTTGGCATCATCCTGTGTAACAAGTATGGCCTCAAGCGTCTTACCAAGCACGAGCTCTCCTCGAAGAAGCACCTCCAGTGTGCCCTCAGGAACCGTTTCAACTTGGGTCTCGGCACCGGTATCATTGCCATCACCGTCGGTGGCAAGATTGGTATGCTGATTGTTGGTTTGATCATCCTGTTTGTCCTCGGGTATGAGGTGCCCCTTGTGGAGCCGTCCTCCTCCAACCCGCTCCACATTGAGCTTGCCAAGGTGAACACCTACGAGAAGCGTCTTGTCCAGAAGCGCTACTACATGGGTCTCGCCACCGGTGGTCTGTTTGGTCTCGTGGCCAACAAGTTGCTCATTGATGCTATGACCCCTGCCCCCGCACGTGGTGCTTGAAAAGTTTAACTTTTGACAACCCTTTTCTTCTACGACAAAACCTCGACTGTGCGTGCCGGTTTTGGCTTTAGCTTCCAGAAGAGTTTTCACACGAAAACCTCTGTGGTTTATGTCCAGAAACTGAACCAATAAAAATTTATCCTTCCGTCCATTTTTACAAGTCCCTACTCACAATTTCCTTTGCATCTATAAAAAAATGTCTCGTGGTACTTCTTCGCCGCCAATGGCTCCTGATGCCACACATTTCTATCCAAATGTTCCAAAGCAAATTGACCCCTTTCAGGATGCCACGCCAAAACGCCGTGCGACAAGTGAGGCTGGCAGCGGTCGAACCCCTGGAAGTTCTGATTTTCCGATTCACATTCCCACCCCTCCATCCGTCTTTAAGGCTGAAGACACGGGAAGGTTGACGCGCCTTCGCCATTGGTGGACTGAAGTCAGAAAGACAAGGAGGCAGCCCACGATCCAAGATTATGTCGGCTTGATGAACCAGTGGATGGAGAATGACAATTGGTTGGCAGCCTTCCTCTTGGCCTACCCCATGTTTTCATTGACCTATGTTGGCAGTGATAATAAGGAAAAGACCCTGTCTATCCACAAGGTCATGAGCCAAATGGACAAGGATACGGGATCCACCGCATTCCGCTTTGCCCTTCCCACCAAGGAACAACTGCCTCAGGTGCGCGTCGATTTTCATGCCCTCTTTCTTGCCTTCCTCATCACCCAACACTCTGGATGTAAGACCATTAAAAAGGCAGACGAGGGTGGTGTCAAGAAGACCATCTTTAGGGGCCTCCCTTCCCACATTGTTGAATGGGTGAAGCGCATCAAGGCTACTCAGCTTGATTTCCCAAGGTCCATCTTGCAACCCCTTGACGAACTTGCTGATACCGCAGAGACGGCCGCAAGGGTTTGCAATGAACTCTGGGGCCTCATGCACACCATTTCTTCCAACTCCTATAATGACGCCTTGAAAAAGCTGGCAGAGAAGCGAGTTGAAAGTGAAATCCAGGCGGGGCGTGCGACACCCTCCAGTGGCTTCACACCATCCACTGCAGGGATTGAGACGGTCACTGCCTCTCTGGCCAAAGATGAGGAATTCAATGGATCGGGTGGTGCTGCTTCGAGATTAAGTGGCAGAGAAGTTGAGCTTTATGAAACTTACAAACAAAAACTTGAGCAAATTCATGACCAAGGATGGATTAACGAGGAAGGTCAAGTCGCATCCAACCCACAGGCCAAGGCACATGGGATGACCCTGGTCATGCGGGAGGCGTCAAAGGCCATGAAGGAGGGTCCGCGGCGTGGCCAAGCCGTGACGGGCGGCGGCTTCTCTCCACGTTCTCCTGATGAAGAGCGTGTCGGTCACGAGTGGCTTACTTACATTTTTTCAATGTATTTTAAGCTCGTCACCGATATGGCCTCGAAAGTTCTTGAAACTCTTCGGACAGACACCAATCCAAACACCCAGAAAGAGATTCGGGATTATGTTGCCAATGGAATGGCAGACGTGGTGACTCAGTTTTCAGATGCCTTGGGGTCCTACCTGGTCTACATGGCCGACTTGCTCCCGGTCGTCTACGACTTGGAGTCACTCTTTCTCGTCGTCTTTCAACTCGAGTGGCAATGGGGAGAGTTGGGTGAGGAGAAAGCCGAAGCAATCCAAGAGGGGATGGAGCAACTCAGGATGTCTGTCCTTCTCCACTACCCCAAATCTAGCGAGATGACTACCTACTTGGAAGAGAAATTCAAGAAAGCTATGGAGACCATCACGACCACCTACCCCGTCATGTCGAGTGACATCCAAGTGGTTTCCAAGTGGCTCACCGAACACCGTCGACGTCTTGAAGCCTTTGTGGGTCAGGTGGTGAGGGAGGGTCCGTGGGTGGCCTTCAAGTTGATGACGACAGGCCAAGCCCTTCCAGACATGTTGGAACGTGATTTGTGGGTGACGGTCTGGCAAGACGTGATTCGTGGCATCTTTCGCAAATTGCGCAACGAAGACGAAACCCTTTGCCAGGCCCTACGCAACTTTGCAATCAAAACGGAAGAAGTTGTGCGTGACTTGCGGAGCGACGGCCCCGACGCCTTCCTTCCACGCCCCGACATGGAGGAGATGGTTGCTCTGATTCAGGCCTTGAGGACTGACTGCATCAATGACCAGTGCGAGGAGGGCTCGGGCGCCACCTGTGATGGCGAAGAGGAAAAAGAGGCCTGTGAAGGTAAAGCGGGGTGTATGAAAGAGGATGGCAAGTGTTGTTTCGCCCAAGTTGTCACCGACAAGCGTTACAAAAATCTCTACGAGGATGGTGCCAGGTGGTTCATTGATGGGATCAACGCGGCCATTGACGACATTCCGGCCCTCTCAAGAGGCACGATTTCAGAGAGGGCGACTTGGATTGCCAACAATTGGGTGCCTTCAGGGGCCGGAGTCAGGGACGAGACTCGCCAGAGGATCAGTCGGGTGGGCATCCCTCCTGTGGTCGTCGGTCCCGCCACTCGCCAGTCCCTGACTTGGGATCAACTCTTGCCGTCCGTGGACGGAGGCGCCAAGGTTGAGAAAGGAAAAGGAAAAACTGTCCGTCACCACTATTACCAACTCTACAAGGAGATGTTTAGTTTTGTGAGGGGTGAAGAAGGGGAGGACTTGTGGGGAGGTTTGCCCGAAGACGTGAGGCTCTACATGGACCTCCAGATGAAGGTCGACACCAATGCATGGACATGTGCCCATAGCCGTGGACGTCCCGGCCAACGCACAACACGCAGTGGCTCCCTTCCTTCCGGCTTGTGCACCGCGTCCTTGGCGGAACGTGAAAATGCCGTCCCCGTCCCAAACCCCGACACGGACGCTTTCTCTGCCAAGGTTTACGTGTTTGAGCATCTCCTTCCCGACGCCGTCTTTAATGCCGCGGCCCACCGGGTGTTTATGATGTGCACACCCCCCGTTGTCGACCGTCTCAAGTCAAAGCAGATGCAAGCGTGGATCAGGAACGCCTACCAAATCATTCTTTCCCTCTTGTATGTAGAAGACGGTAATCTGCTATGTTCCGTCTTTGCAATGCTTGACCCTACCCAAAAGCTTGACAACCTTGACGGGTGGGGTGAGGATCTTGACACCTCTATCCTTGCCCCCTTTAAGGATCTTCTTATGATTTTGGCCAATGCAGTTTCCAAGTCAAACGGCGCTGATTTATTTGCGATTATGCGTGCCCTCATCGTCCACCTTGCCAACCTAGTCACGCTTGAAAACAAGTACCGGCCACCCCGGACACCCCACAACGCGTGGTCTGATTTTTACGTCCACCACGTTGGACACCTGTCTATCCTCCTTCCTTCACGATGGGCCCTTGACCGTCTCCGCTACGAAGCTCAGGGTCATGTCTTGATGGATGTGGGTGCTCTGAGTGACGAAGAAAAGAGGCAAGTGACATCCTTCTTCTTCTCTGCCGCTTCGGTCGAAATCTTCTATGCTCTCCAGGCAAATTGCGGCCACACTTCCAATGGCCGCCGCCTCCTCAAGGAAACCCTTGACCTGCGTGTCCCTCGTGGTTCGCCGCAGGAAGAAGCCCTTCACAACTTTGGCTTTGTGGTGACCAAGGCTTCCCTCGGCCAATCAATGGGCACGGCGGTTATGGCTATTTTCCAATCCCCTCCCGTTGGATTGATCGCCTTGGCCTTGTCCAAGCTTTCCTCCCACGAAGATGTTCTTTGCCACTTTGTCCTCGCATGCAACTTTTGGCTCGTGGTGGACAAGCGCGGAAATTTTCAGCAGTTTACGACGGATGTCCAAACCTGGTTCCAGGCAGGTGTCGCAACGGGGAATGTGCCTGCAGCTGTACAGCGCAGTCAGGCATGGTTGAAGTTCAAGATTGATAATAGACAACAGCCTCACAGACTTGAAACGGCATATGGACTCTTTTCTGTCATTGAACAGATGTTGAGTCATGACCCGACTGGGTGGACTGTGGGAGGTCCTCGCGCATCGGCCCAAGCAAAAAATTCAGCTTGGAACACAATTGCCACCTCGGTTCTCAAGACTGTAGGGGAAAGTGAGTTCTTGAACCAGGTTGCAGAAATTGGGGTGATTCGACCAGCTGAACAACGACAACATACAGTGGCAGTCCACTCCGTCCTGGACAGTCTCAAACAAGACCGTCCTGACTTGTTTGCAAGAGATGCCCCGAGATGGTTTGCAACTATTCGACCTGATCTCGAAACTCGACTTGCCTCGCTAGAGATTTCTCAATCCTCCACACTTGGAAGCCAAGTTGTAAATCCAATTTATGATTCAATGAGTCAATGGACATCTGGTCGTTGCTCTGTCAACCAAGTGAAAAGAGACGCCAATGTTGCCACCATGCTTGTCAGATTTGTCTTGGCCTTTACGGGAAAGTGTGATGTCAGGGATATTGCATCCATTGGCACAGGCGGTGCCGAGTCCTTCCATTCCGCCCGAGCCTTTTTGTCAACAACATCGTCTCTCAACTCGATTGAGAGACAAAATGCTTTGCAAACCCTTGATGCTGTTGAATCTACAATCCACTCTATTAGCACCCTTGCAGGGTCAGCTCCTCCCACAGCAGCGCTTTCAGATCACAACCTTGCACTTATTGACCGTATGTTTCCAGAAATTGATGCCAATAATTCTCTTGGTAATGAAGCGGTTCCGTCCTTGCTTGATATTATTGGTGTGATTCCTGGGCTTCTCCAGGAACTTTCCCGTGGCGAGTCGACTATTTCTCTTGAAGCACCAGTGGATCGTGAAAACAAATTCAAGGTTAGTACTCTTCTTTTGGAAGGTCTCTTACGTTACTGCTTGGCCAACTACTCTTATAATGGGCCTCCCATCACCTTGGAGACTTGGGAACTACGATGTGACGTGCCTTACCTTATTACCCTTCTTGCACTTCATGCGGGTGACCGCTCAGACCGTGCCACTCGAGACCTTGCCTACCTCTCCACGGTCATTTCCAACTACCTCGGGACTATTGGAGGCAGTGTTCCAGAATCCATTGGTCCGGTGCCTTCTTTGGACCCAGCAGGAGTCAAACTTTATTCGCACGCTGTTGCCGAACAACATCTTCAGAGGCTAAATCTTCCAAGACTTGAGCATCCTCTTCTTGCCTTTTATATCGCTTCCCGCTACCAAGCCTTTGACAAAAGTATGCAGAACAACCCGAACCGAAAAGGAATGGACGTTGACAATTTCTTTGTGAAAACCTTGGTGAAACTTTCTGAACAACTATGTGTGATCAACCCGTGTCTGGATCTTTCATGGGACCGTATGAAATTTTCAACTTTTCCGCAGAAGGGGTATTTGCAATCATGGCTAACAGAAGAGACTGCTAAATGGTTGTGGATCAATGCTCCTGTAAAACAAGCCTATCCTTACTCTAGGTTTTGGAGGGTGATGACGAATGCCATCATGGCGGCAGGCCAAGAAGAAATGTTTGATTTTCTTGTTGATCCCTTGCAGCCATGTGTGGGTATGGTCATGACCATGACAGGCAAGAAGTGGCCACGTGTTTGGAGCAATTTGGTGCAAGCAGGCTACTCCTATGAAGACTACCGAAACCAAGTGGTTACCAGGTATTTTGGGAAAGTTGATGACGTAAACACTGGTTATTTGGAAGGAACTCGGACGATAGAAGCGGACGCCGATGATTTGGTTGGAAACTTCAAACGGGATTTGTTGACTAAGAAATGGACAGTCCAAGGCCAGGCTAATGTTTTTTGGTTCACCAAGCCGAGACACGCTGAACCCCCGTTTAAAACGAAAACTCGTGTCTACTTGTTTGGGGTTGCCTATCAACTACTCCTTGAAGCCCTGAGAAGCGGCATTGAATCGGTGGAGCAGAATGGGTGGAAGGTAGTGGAAGAATGGTTGTGGCGACGTGCACTCAATGAGGTAATTTACATGGTGCCACGCGAGACGGCAAAGAGAATTCGTGAAGTCTTGACATCGCGCGACTGTGTCCCCCCAGACGTTAAGGAGCCCCTCTTTGCGAATGGCCAAGTCAAAGAACGGGTCTATTTGAAAATGGACGAAGTTCTCAAGGCATTATTTCCACGAACTTGTCACCGCATTGACACCATTATGCGGGATGCTGAAACCCCCGGGAATCCCCATAGCACAACTGAAGGTCAACAGCAACAGCAACATCGTGGTGTCTTGCGTGTTCCTTGGAGAATGGATGATGCTGACAATCGACCTGAGGCTGTACCATGGAGCTGTTTTAACGAACTCATGCCCGGTGATAAACTTTTGGCTATACCCAGCTGTGTAGTTAATACTACCGCTACCAATGCCCAACTTCAACTCGTCGGGCCACCAGAACTATCCTTTGATTTTATTTTCCCCGTGACGAACATTTCACCAGACTATGGCTTGAATGCATCTTCTAGTAATGACTTGTTGAAATCACTTCAAGAGCAGTTGGAAAGTCTTCGTAAACCCATTGTGGACGTCATGGACTTTGGCTATTGTGTGGCTGGAGATCAAGAGTTCCTACCCTTCCCCCAAGCCCGTTACGATGCTGAAGCAACATCTGACTTTGCAAACCATGTCATGGTCGGATGGAGAAATCTGAATGGGTGCCACGATGCTCCTCCTCCTGGCCCCCTTACAAGCTATTCTCATACTCTTCTGACCACCTTTAATACCCCCGGGTCTGCACCAGTGGTTGCATACACTGCTTCCTTCAATACGAGTATCGCTGAAGCTGCCGGCCACGGCCATCCACGGGATGTTACGGGCATTTTTATGGATCAAATTACCGGGGGCCCAATGCCCGGTCGATTGGGAGCTGCACTTCCAGTCGTTCCAGCGGCTATTTCTGCTGAACCCATTACAGCAGAACGCCGTAGGCTAAACGTGACCATTCAGGCACCTCCTGCCGTTGGTCCAGAAGATAATACTCCTTTGGCGGGGCGACCAGCCCTTTACGCTATCGACATGAGTTCATCTGTCACTATGGGGTCCATCTTGGATTATGTCAAAAGGCAATGGTCTTTGGTTGGAAATTTCCAAATTGGTTACCTAGATGAGAGGGATACATTTATCAATGTCTCATTGGCTGAAGCCTATTCGACAGTCGAAGATCGGGTTGGTCTCGGACTGGTGGTCCACACCGTTCCAGGGGATCGCTATGCCATCCTTCGGATTGGGGCAGCGGCTGACTTGAATCCTGTAGTACCTCTTCACCCTAACCCAAACACGGTCATTGTGAATCTGCGCACCTCGGTTGCAGAATTTGCTTCCGCTGTCTGGCAAGGTCAATTGGGCGAAGTCATCCCGTCTGAACGAAGGTTTGTGGTGAGAATTGCGGTCGATCTATCAACGGAACGTACGGCAAAAATAGCGGCAGCGAGAGGCCACGTCACACCCATTGATCCTCCTCCCAATTCTTTCGTTACCGAACTTACACCATCGCCTGCCTCGTTAGGAGAACCCGTCGGCCAAAACGACCCACAGGGGCATAATTATTTCTTGGCTACAACCATCATGTGTGCCCCGAACCTTGCCACCCTCTACCAGCCACTCAACCTCGCAGCCTTGACAGGGATGGATCGCCTGGCAGCAGATGATCGAGTGGCGACTAATCTCTACATCCAAACCTACCACTACTTGCACAACGCGATCATGTGGGCACCCGACGCAATTGCAGAGAGTCTACCCCTCTATAACCCATCCACTAGAGCCCCATTTGCCAACGTCACTTTTATCGAAGGCTCCCAGCCGATATCACCCCTTGTCCGTGCCTTTAAACTATTGGACATGCATCGGGATGTGGGCCGATTAGGTAGCAACAGCTGCACCTCACTCATACTCAAGCCGGGAGAGACGAGTCAAACTGCTGGCGTGTCTCCATGGACCCAACCATGGAAATTTGTAAAGATGTTGAATTTGAATGATTACGGAGGTCCCCGCCAACCCAAGTTGAATGTGACCAGGGAGCACAAGCCGTGGAGTCTTCGGGTCGCGTTGACACGTGAAACGGGCGCGGACCCCTTCTATTTCACTATGAATGTTCAAGGCCACGTCCCCCTCCTGGCCCTTTACCTCTTTTCCCTTATGGATCGCCGCTTTCCCCAACAGCCATGGGAAAATTACAAGGATATGATGATGGTGTTGAAATTCGGTGGGAAAAGACAAGCTTTCCCTGTGGTAGCTGAAGACGGATCCCCGGTCTTCTTTGTCCCCAAGTTGTTGAATGGAATGGGTTGTCGAATGGATTCAAGTGGCAAGTTTATCTCGGATGTAGGATATGCACATTGTTTAGAGATTAAATTTGATGCCAGGGATTATGTTGAAGCAGAAAGCATTAAAATTTTCTCCATTGGACACAGTAACCACAGCGATCGCCAGGCCTCTTGGAAACGTGATAGGCAGCATGGGTGGGCGCTGACGGATGCCCAACGAAGACTTCTTGACCAACAGAATGAGGCCTATATGAAGAAACAACAGGAAGGCTCATACCCTACACCACACCACCTGGAAAGTGGTGGGGCTACCCATCCCGAGGGTATGCCATTGATTTCATCCCACGAAAGGGTCGATGAAGGTGGTGAACACCACCATCCTTCAGCGGCCCCAATTATCGTTCTACCTCATGCACCCGAGGATAGGCCTCATGTACCTCCTCCTCCCCCAGAACCATTGGCAACTTCAGCAGACCATGTTGAGGAAAGCAAGGAGGCAGAGCATCCATCTCCAGATCCATTGAGAACGAAAAAAAAAATTTCTGAAAACCAACTTGACCTCCAAGTCACCCTGATTGGAGCTCCTTCAAGAGGTTATGATGCAAATCTTGGTTTGCCACCAAGGCTGGAAGAGAGCTAAGTTGGTCGGTCAGACAGACCCGTCTTCAACCATATCACCAGTCATTTTTTCAAAGAAAAACTTGTAACAAATAAAGTAAAAACTATAGTATTGATACTCCTAACCGAAAACCTCCAAAATGGAACCCTTGGGTTTCCGGCAGACTGGACAATTAGTTACTTGAGCCTCACACTCAAAACACAGTACAAAGTGCTGGCAGGGCAAAATCAAGACGCGCCGTTCCTTGTCTTGGCAAACGATACACTCGCTTTCCTCTGATGGGGCCACCCGATCTTCTTTTCTTTTTGTCGAAAGTGGTGGTGCTGAAGGAAGTGGCGGTGCTGAAGGAAGAGGGGGTGTCGGAGGTAGGCGAGGGGTTGGTTTGGCCGGAGGTACATGCGGGGGTACGAAAGGAGGCGGGCCCGGAAGTTTCTTGGGAGGTGCTGGTAGTGAAGTCTTGGCTTTGGGTTCATCCTGTGATGAAATGTCAACAAATACAAGTCCTCCAGAACTTGCCTGGATGGTGACAGTGACCTCCTGGCCAACCGTTTTGCTTGCTTTTACAGCCATCTCCGGCGACGATGGTAAGAGTCGAATCAAACGAAATGATTCATAGACTTTTCCCCGTGTCACCAGACGGGCCAAGTCGTTGACAGTAATCTGACTTTTGTGATCGTTGATCGATAAGGCAAGAAACTTGTTGTCAGGAAACATCCAAGAGCGCGGGCAAAGACCAGAATTTCTGCCCTTAATGGTGCTTGCTTGTTGGGAGAAGGTCGAGGGACGGGACATCACCGAGAGGCCAAGGAGGAAATTACAAGTGAATAAAAGTTTGGTTTTTATTGGTGAACACCAATCCTTTTTCGCAGAAAAAGAAACTGGTTTTTATTGTAGGTGTACCGTTATCACAATACCTTGTAGGTGTACCAACCACGCTGCTTCGCGTGGAGAACATTCCATGCTTTCGCACTATCGACCTTGGTGGTTTTCAAGGGCATTAGATTCACCTTGTGATGATCCATGTCCCACGATCCCCGGAAGCCCACCAAGTCTCCATTTTTCGTTCGTTTTTCTGCCAAGACGTGAAGACGGCAGGTGTGTGACGGTTTCGTTTTGGCAACGGTACGCCTCACCTGGAGAAGCTTGTAGGTATTGCCCAATTTTTCACTAACCAAACGCTTCAAAACGGCAGACGAAGGAATATGATTGGCTGCGGTTGCAAACCGAACAGACTTGGATCGAGAGGATTTCTTTGGCCTCTTCGACTTGGGCCGACGTCTAGATTTTGTATGGCGTCTCGACTTGGAACGGGGTCTCAAGGTCTTCCCTCTTCCTTTGCGTGAAAGTTTGAACCTGGGAGAAGCATTTCTACCATTCTGCCTTGAAGCATTTCTACCCTTCAAGGCAGAAGCCAGTTGTGAAAATGCCGATTTGCCTAAAGACTGTGTTACTGAGGTGGGCGATGGTGGAGCTACCACCGGGGGCTCGCGGTCCATAAAACTTTTAGGAGGGGAGGCAAAAGCTGGTGATGGCTGGGATGCAAAAGTAACCCGTGGTTGGGGGGCAGGCGACGGGGCTTGTGGTGCCGCGACTAGAGGTCTTTGGGGTTGTAGGGCAACCGTGGAGGCGTAGGTTGATGGAGGCTTTGCTTGGGTGGAAAAGGGCGACGGGGTGAAAGGTTTTGTCTGGTAACTACTCGTTGTTAGAGGAGGTTTGACCTGGGAAGAAAAGGGTGATGGGGTGGAAGGTTTGACCTGGGAAGAAAAGGGTGATGGGGTGGAAGGTTTGACCTGGGAAGAAAAGGGTGATGTATAAGAAGAAGAGGCAGGCCTCACTTGGGTTTGGGGCGATACAGCCGCAAAGGGATTGACTCTTTGGCCGAGTGCGCCTGGAGACCCCGTAGGTGTGGTTGGTCCCCGTCGTCCCTCGCGTGCAACTCGAGTTCCCGGATCCCCTCCCATCCGCTTAATCCTTGCAGCCCTAGCGCTTTGGATTTTGTCAGTCCGATCCTCTTTTGCTTTTCTTACAACGGCCAAACGGGCATCCCTCTCAGCCTTGACCCTCTTTTGCCTCGCGGCCCGTTCAGCTTTCATCCGCTTAATTCTATCAGAAACCATGAATGTTTATTAGGGAGCCACAAAAAATCATCCGGGAAGGACAGATGAAATGGTCCCGAAGTATAAGCGGCTAGACATCCGCATCCAAAACCAACTCATCATAGTCGGTTCGAGAAGACCCACCAATGCGCGCCTTGGAGTATTCACCTACACGCTTCTCGAAAAAGTTTGTTTTTCCCTCGATGGAAATCATCTCAAACCAATCAAAGGGTTCCTCGACCTTGTAGAAAGCTGGGTAGCCAAGTTGTTTGAGGAGAAAATCCGCCATGTACTTGATGTGTTGGGCCATCTTTTCAGGTGACATGTCCACCATTTCTACATCCACTGACTCAGTGATGAATTGAATTTCGGCTTGGACAGCCTCGTCAATGATTTCATAGACACGCTCCTTGGGCAACTGGTGCTTGAGGTGCGAATAGATGAGACATGCAAAACGGCAGTGCAAGTTCTCATCTCGTGAAATCAAATCATTCGAGAAACACAGGCCAGGCAGTTTGTACTTGGACAGTTGCTTCTTGATCCAAAACAAGGCCGCAAATGACCCTGCAAAAAAGATTCCCTCTACCGCTGCAAAGGCTACAATCCGCTCCGCAAAGGGATGAGCCTCGCGGTCCATCCACTTGGTTGCCCATGCTGCCTTACGTTTGATAGATGGATCGTGCTCAATGGCACTAAACAATTCTTCTTGTTCATCCCTATCCTCCACAAGGGTTTCAATCAAAATTGAATACGTCTCTGCATGAACCCTTTCAATGTAGGCTTGCATGTCATAAAAAGACCTGGCCTCCCAGCATTGAACCTCATCCGCAAAATTTGAATTGATATTCTCATTAACAATACCATCCGAGGCAGCAAAAAAGGCAAGGACACGGGAAATAAAATGGCGTGCGGACGGATCCAGGTCGGACCACTTGTCTTGACCTAGATCGATTTCTTCCGTCGTCCACTGCAGGGACTGGTGCGTTTTGAACATGTCATACATGTCGGGGTAGTCGGGGCGGGATGGCCGCATAATGAAGCGCATTAAAGACGGCTTCAAGATGGACTCTTCTTCTTGGAGGGTCATGAGAGAGGCCATGGGGCTTTTTGATGTGTAGAAAGATTTTCATGGATTGAATTTAAGCTCGTTTTGTAGAAGTAGAAACTCACATTGAGCATCTTTAACCGGTGTGATAAAATCACCTTTTCAACTCGATATAGGTACACCCGCCCACCGTCCCGCACCCCTCCCTCACTTTTATCGCCCATAAAATATTCCCACCAATCTTGCACCTCCACACGCTTGGTTGACCTTGGACCTGACAAAGATAAAATCCACTGCCTTTAATAAAAATAATGCGTCCTGCTTGTGTTGAAACCTACATGGCTCCCTGCCTCCTGGTATCTCCTGGTGTATGTGGCGATTGTGCCCGTGACAAACTCTTGGGCGATTTTTGCTTGAAACCCGAACCATGCCCGAACGCTGCCGCCGTCAATGGAGGTTTCGCTACCCTTCCGGGACGGCTTGGTGACTCCCGTGCCGGCCTTGCGCGTGTCGGAACCGTCTGGGGTGCCATCCCCGAGGACGCTCCTTGGGTTCACCGCCCCCTCCCCTACCCCAAGCACGGCTTCAACCGTACCTGCGGGTGCGCCCAGAGCAACTTTTCCGTCTGCCACCTCCCCGACTCGTCGCCTCGTGTCGTTGCCGAGAATCCTTCGACCCCGTGCTCCCTCAAGGTCTACGGCCCCCTCTACTAAAGAGAGCAATACAAGAATAAATGTAAAAGACCATTTCATTCACGGAAAATAAACAAAGTAAGGATTTCCTTAAATTAACTGACTGTATTCTCCGCGTATCATCAAGCATAAAACCGTAGGTAGACGGGGGACTTTTTTCCATTTTCAACTCCTTGGCCTTTTTCATCTTGACAAGTCCGTCCAACCACCTTCCTCGATTGCCGGAGGAAATTTTCTTCCGTCCCTAATAAAATGTATAGGGCTCGTTCGGAACCAGTTCCAGTCCCCGTAGTGGTCCAAACCAAAAAGACGAATGGCACCGGCATTGCAATTGCCGTTGTGTGTGGCGTAATTCTTGTTGCTCTTCTCGGTGTTACCATTGGCCTTCTGGTGCGCAACCGTAACCGTCGCTGCCACAGAGATGGAAACCACGACGTATACATCAAGGACCGGTACATCAAGCTGGCCAAGATGTCCCTTGGTTCCATGGCTGAGGGCGTCTCGGAGGAGACCTTGGAGCGTGCCGGCATGGCCCTTCACAACGCCAATGTGCGTAGTGGCCGCTCCGGTTTCCACGTCTCCAACCTGACCCCCACCGAGGCCCACACGATTTTGAACCAGGTGAACCAGCCCAAGGCAGGCGCGACCGCCAAGGCTATGGCACCCACTCACCCGGCTCACCACGGCGCTCCTCACGCCGACCCCAAGGCTGCCGAGACTGCCGCTCTGACCAAGGCTTTCCAGTCTGGCATTGACGTGCCTCCTTGCCAGTTTAACATTCCCGTGGATGCCCCGACCGGTGCTTCGGGTGCACCCCTCTCTGCCCAGCAAATTTCTCCCCTCGGCTACGCCCACACCCGCAGGGCTCAGCACAACATGATCTCGACGACCCCCACCGACTGCCCCCACGAGAAGCGTGGCGGCAAGGGCTATGGCGCAGACGGCTCGATGTCCATGATGGAGGCTATGCAGACCACGGCGGATGCTACGACCGGCAAGGTGTTTGCAGGAAAGTTGCCGGCAGAGTATGCTGTGGACAAGACGGCAGCTGCCATTTCCGCTGTGGGTGGTGTGTATGGGAATGCTCCTCTCCTTGACCCCGCCAATTACGAAGCCAACCCCCAGCCAGGCACCCTCTACGACGGTAACAAGACCTTTTCGGGTAACAAGTTTGTGCGTCCCGGTGTCAACCAAAACGTTGCAAGCGCCGGCCAGTCTGCCTCTGCCGTGCTTTCGGCCAACGACATCCAGGTGACGGACGCTCTTGCCGGAGACGAAGTTGCTCGCCACAACAAGGCCTATGACCTTTCTTCGAAGCTTCCCGGTTCTGCCCTCTTGACGGGTGACGCCGCTGAACTCCATGCTCAAAACTCCAAGAACTTGCAGCTTATGGCCAAGGCCAACCCTGAGGTTGCGGCCCAGTTGCTCCTCAAGTCTGGATCGCTTGGGCGTATCAACGCAGCTTCCATGTTGCGTGCCCACCTCAACGTCGCGTCCAACTACCCGGTGGATGCCAACCCGACCTTTAGGACTTGGAATGCACCGACTGGCATGTACCAGCGTCTTGGCCGTGCCATCCCGATGGCGACCGACTACTCTGGCTCCACCTTTGGTGTGCCTCAAACCTACTTTGATGCTTGGCGCCAGTCTCAGTGTTCTTAGGTTGTTTTTTAAAAATAAAATTTAGACCTTACTCTACTAGGATATCCAAATGATCTGCTTAAATAAAAATCTCCAGGAATGCCTCGCTCTTCTCGAAGAAAGTCTGGAAGAAAATTGAAATCCAAAAGAGGGTCCAAGGATACAAAGGTGCGTTACCAGGGCCAGGGGTGCAGGTCCAAGGCCGTCTCCCTCTACCCCTACCAACGCTCTGTCGCGGCATGGTTCAAGTCCCACCCCTCCCAAAAGGGTCTCCTCGTTCAGTTTGGAACGGGGACGGGCAAGACCCTCCTCGCCGCCAACCTTGCCTCGATGATGTTGAAGGAGGGGACAGTGTCTCGCGTCCTCGTCATCACCCCCACTTCCCTCATTGAGAATTTCAAAAAGGCCATCCTCCAGTGCTCTGGCCATTCCACCATCTCTGAAGACGACTACCTCTTGGAGTCTTATGGGCGAATGGTCAACATGCTCAAGGCACGCGAAGATATCAAGGGGACGCGTGATCGGGCGGTCAAGGAAGCGATTGCAAAGAAATACCCTGACGTGGGATGGCTTCGTCCCGTCAATATGGAAGACACCCTCCTCATCATCGACGAGGCCCACAACTTGAAAAACAAGGATTCTCAACGAACCAAGGCTCTCCTCCCAATTGCACGCTCAGCAAAGCACGTCCTCTTGTTGACCGCCACCCCCTTTGTGAACTCGGTCGCGGACATTGCCCCCTTGATGCGAATGATTGTGAAGGATACCAAGCTGAAGCTTTGGCCCGTGGAGCACACTGCTTTTAAGCAGCGCTACATGGAGAAACCCATGGCCTACCGTCGCGCCGTCAAGAACCACATCGCCTACCTTTACAAGGATGAAAGAGGCCTCAAACCACACGTGGTCCGGCATATCCGCAAGGTAGACCTCAAGAAGGAGCAGGTGGACATGATTCGTGCCATTCGCAAAGAAATGGGAGAGGAACTGGCCGGGCTCTTGAGAGCCTACCTCCGGGAGGAAAAACAACTGAGGGGCAAGGACTTGACGCGCCTCAATGCCTTTCTGGTACGCATCCGTCAGGTGGCCAACACTCTCCACGGGGAATGCTCGCCCAAGGTGGCTGCCCTCGTGGAAAAGGTCAAGGAAGGACCAAAACCTGCAGTTATTTATTCCGAGTTCAAGGACAAGGGCGTGGAAACCGTCATGGCCTGCCTCAAGAAGGAGGGCGTACCCAAAGACAAGATTGCCTACTTCCACGGGGGTCTCTCCAAGGCCCAACGTGACGTCTTGATCCGGGACTACAATGCAGGGGACTATGACTACCTCCTCATCACCTCGGCGGGGTCAGAGGGCCTCTCCCTGAAGGCCACTCGCCAGGTCCACCTCTTGGAGCCCTACTGGAATATGGCCAAGATTGTCCAAGTTCTTGGGCGCGGTGTCCGGGTCGACTCCCATGGCCACTTGGCCAAAAAGAACCGGCGGGTGGATGTCTACTACTGGATGTCTGTCGTCCCCGACGAGCTTCGTGATGGAAAGAAGGAAGACGTAACCATCCTTGAACCGGACCTTCACGTGTGGAGAGCTGCCCAACGCAAGGCCAAGGATATGGAGGAATTTGACAAGCGCCATGCTGCCGTCTCGATCCCCTTGGAGGATGTCCCAAAGGAAAAGAAAAAGACGAAAACCTCAAGGGCTGCCTATCTTTCCGTAATTCCTCAAAGGGTCAAAAAATAGGGCTCGACCCGCGCGTAGCCTGACAGGTTGGCCGGAGGCTATACCAAACACAATTTTATGGCCCAACACAATATGAAATGTCGTCTTTTCAAAAGGTACATGAATAAAATTCCCTGTCATTCCTTATAAAATTTGTGTTGGGCCCTAGGTCTCGTCCGACATTTCATGTCGGG